CTTTGTTATCGTGACATCAACAGTCGGTCTTGGTGCGATCTGCTGCCCTTTAGATAATGGGTTATATATCGACACATGATCATGCCTAAATGGGATCTGCTGGAAATCGCCATCGCTAGACACAATTACTGTTTTCTCGCTGTTGGCTAAGCAAAACGTATAGATTAAGTCGTCGGCTTCCATTGTTGACACATAATATTGTCTGCAGTTCATGTTCTGGAAAAACTGTATTGCAAGTGATAGCTGGCGTGCAATTTCCGCATGTATATCGATATCGAGGTCTTTGTATTTGCTCGCTCTATGCTCTTTATAGTATGATAATACTTCCCTACGCCAGACTTTGTCTCTGGGAGTGTCCCAGAAAACATGAACTGCTTTCGGCTTTAATAAGTTTACATAGTTGCTCAGGAATCTTACAAGAATAACAGAGTAATCGTGGCCAGTACTTTTGAAATAGCCATCATAATATCCAGCAAAAATTGCACGATATATTGAATTCTTACCGTCGATTAATAGGTGCACTACATCTTGCATATAGAAATGGGGGTAGGTTCCCCTACCCCCACCTTATTCTTACATGTCTCCTTTGATCTGGCCCATAAGTTTCTTGAGTTCCGGATCATCAACCTCATCAACAGATGACTCGGGTGGCGTTTCTTTCTTTTCTTTTTCTTCTTTTGCGGGCTCCTTCGACGCAGCTGCTTTGCTGCTACTTGACATGCAATCTTCTTCGTCTTCCGACGATGCGGGAGTTTCCTTTGGCGCTTTTGGGGTTTCCTGTGTTTTTTTCTCTCCTGATCCGCCACCTTGGACCTTTTCCAGCATTCCAGTTAGCATGGCGACATCTCTTCTAGGCACCTTCTCCCAGATGTCGAATCGCTGGTCGAGGATCTTTTGGATACCCTCATCGTTATCAGACAACTGGTATTTGCTTGTCAGGAATTTCGATTTGTCGTAGTTATTGAAACCGCCTTTGTGAGTTACTTCAAGCTGGAAAATCAGGCATTCCTTTGGGTCATAGAAGATTCCCCATGGCAGCGGGTCTTCTTTATCTTCTTTATCGCCAGGATCGCTGCGCATAAGAACTTCTTCGGTCTTGTCAAAGACTGTTTTAGGCATGCTGTACCACATCACCTTCTCGTGTAGCTCTGTCGGATTCACTTTCGAGGGTGGGAAGTAAATATTGCAGCCAAACATTGGTCTGGGGAGATACAGACTACTAATTCGCCTGCGTTCTTCCTCTAGATCCGTCTGATTGCGTAATTCGAAACCGAGCTCACACCATGGACAGGTTTCGCCATCATCAAAGAGCCTGGGGCACCCGTATGGTCTCCTGTCGATCCAATGCACGCCGCCATTGACACAGAAAGAAGTCTCAAAATATAGCTTCTCGTCCATATCCTTTGATGACGGTTCGACACCAGAAACTTTTTGCATTGTCCTAGTCGCTGGGCCGCCTACGCACTTATCCCCTTCGATCACTCCAGGCAGTACTATGAATCTAAATTTTGCCGTTTCCTCGGGGTTAACGTTTGGCGGTCTGAATTGGTTTGGATCCCTCCCACCCCCTCTTTGTTCCTTCATTCCCTGTTGAATTTTAGCTAATAGTTTCTTTCTCTTTTCTGAGTCCATCATTCCTCCTAAGTCGAATCTCTCTGCTCTTGGCGCTTAAATCCAGCCAATGACCGAAGATGGTCAGATTTCATCTTGATTGCATCAACTATGTTGTATAATTTCCCCATGGTTCTGTTTGCTAAAATTAGTTGGCTCTCTATCCTGAGCAATTCATCGTCTTTTTCTACTAATTCTCTAAATATCTTTTCGGGGACTTTAGGCCAATCTTCCTTCCTTGATTCTTGAATAATCAAATCGTAGGCTATCGCTCTCCTTCTTTTGGCCTTTCTATCCAATCGAGCTACGGCAGCTTTCTGTTCACTATATACTGCAGCCCAGAACACGAATACTTGTGGGGTAATCTCTAAGTCTTCCTCTAACGTTTCATAGTCCAGTTTCAGGTCTGGCCTGAAGTCCTTATCAACTATTTTCCCATCACCCATATCTACTCTTAGTTTGATAATTCTTTCTGTGATCTCTGGGCTGAGATTTTCAGAGAACCAATCTCTCATCGGAATTCCCTATAAAGCTTCCATTCTTTCCAGACCTTTCCTATATATACCCTTAATGGGAATCTAGGAAACTCGTCTAGAGGTCTAATCATAATTTCTGTGGCAGCTTTTATCACGTGTGGGACTAATCCAGATCTGCAAGCGAAAACGATGGAATCGTGAGTCTCAGTGATTAAATGTTTCCTCAATTCATGCGTCATGTTGACCAAGCTAGACTGCATGGCGTGAGCAACCGTTCCTTGCAGCACAGCGTTAAATACACTTTTCTTGTCTCTATCGCCAATCTTAAATCGTCTATCTAGTAGCGTGCCCAAATACCCTTCTTCTTCTAATCTCTGCGTCTGTTTGATCATCCACTCTTTTAATTCAGGAAACACTCCTAGTATAGGTGACTCCATATCTAGAGAATAAATCGTCTTCAGATACAATCTTTTGCACTGATCGCGTGGCATGTCTAACGCTTCGCTTAGCATTGTATGCGGGTCTGAATTCTTAAAACTTTCATTGAGATATTCATCTTTTGAGAACGCTGCCGCCACTCTAATGTCGGCAGCTATCCAGTCCAAACAGATCAAGATATCGTCTTTGTTATTTGTGTGAATTGGAGCTCCATTGGTTGCTCCTTGTATATTGTAGTTCAGGCATCTTGATCTGCCGGTAAAAGTATCCAATTCATATTGTGGATAAACTCTCTGTTCATCAAGATATAATTCTCTAGTTTCCATAACCTTGTAGGCAGCAGAACTTCTGCCAAGTAGACTCCTCCACTTCAATGGTTGTGGTTTTGCATCTACTATGGTTTTGAATAATAGAGCGAGTTGGCGATGGTTAATATTCCTTGGGATGTTTATGTTCAATTGATTGAGATGATCACTTTTGGTCAACCCAAAAGCATAGAGATGAGCTTTGGGGTTGTTTAAGAGAACTGGCGTCTTACTAGCCTCTATAATACCGGCTATTTCTGTTATACTCTTATTGACTTCGTATAGAATTTTGCCAGTTCCCTTGGCATATAATTTATAGACATTATTATGCTCGCTGTCGTTTATAAAGGTAATTAGCGGCTTAGGTGGGAGACTGCTATCAAAAACCGTGAAGACAATCATGTAAAGTATTGGCGCTTTTTCTTTGGTTTGCGCAGGTTGCTCTTGAGTTCGTCGACCTCTCCTGGTTGCCTCATACCAGCGTAAGGATCTTCGCCTTGGTTCAGTTTGTACAGATCCATGTCTCTTCGGCAACCACTCCTGTCAAGGTAGCCATAACCACGGATATAAGATACGGGTGCGCCAATGCCCTCAAGAGTTTTTATTGCTTTCTTGCCGCATAGAGGGCATTTGATGGGTGGGTCTTCTAGCATACGATGGGTTTCTTCCCATACGAGATCACCGCTGTTCACAACGATGATAGTCCCACCCAGGGTTATGGTCTTTTTTTGCTTTTCTAGGTCCTCTAGCTGGCAGTCTTTGGTGCATCTATAATGATATGTTGGCATCTAGCCCCCTATAGCATTAAATGAATCCACTGAGACTACCATAGTCTCGTAATTCACTTTGGCGCTTAGTGTCTTAAATCTCGGTCCATTTCTGTTTTTTGCTATATAAAGTCTGATACGGTTCTGTTTGTATTCATCTGGGGTTTGATTCAAACTGACCACATAATCCGAAGGCATCATTTTTCCATATGATTCAGCAACACGATTGACGTCCAATAAACCACCACCGTCAGAAACTTTATCTTTCTTTTGGGTTTGTGCTCTGTTTGTCTGTGTTGCCGTAAACAGTAGGACATCCTCTTTTTGGGCAAGACCCCTCAGCTCAGTTGATACCTTTTTCTGTCTGACGTAGTCTTCTTTATTGTAGGCTGCTTTTCTTGATACCATCAATTCGAGATAATCTACAATAACTACATCTGGGCTCCATCCTTTGGTTCTTCTAAGCCACTTAATGACTTGATGAATGGTATCAACACTAATTTCGTCCGG